AGCAACGCAGAGCCTCTATATTTACAATATGGCCCGGGGGTACCTTTTATATAACAGGTACCTTATATAAGGCACTACACTTAAATAGTGAGATTAGCGTGTAATTATAAAGAACATGAGTAAACCTTTTAAAATGAGATCTGGAAACAGCCCTATATTTAAACTTATGGGCGCTTCTCCTATAAAACAATTTGTTACATTAACAGATGAACAAATTTCTGACTATTTAGGCAAAACAAAACGAGATATAAGAAAAGACAAAAAGAAAGCTATTGAATCAGCTGATTTTCAAAAGAAAAGTATTTTAGGTTCTAAAAGTGGAAAAACAACAAATATAAATCTTAATCCTTTAAGCATAATAGATCCATACGGTCCATTAAGCGGTAAAGGCCATTTTGGCATTACTACAAGTAAAGTTCAACAATCACTTAATAAACCAAGAAAATTTAAAAAACGTATAAAAGATCAGTTTAAAGAGAAAAAAAGAAATATTAAACTTGAAGCTAAGCAAGAGATACAAGATAGAAAAAGACGTGAATACGAAGTAAAAAAACATTATCAAAACTTATAAAACAACAATTATGGCATTTAAAATGAAAGCTGGTAAAGCTGGTCCATTCAAGAAAAACTTTCCTGATTTAAATAAAGACGGAAAAGTAACCCAAGCAGATATATTAATGGGTAGAGGTGTAATCGATTCACCTTATAAAAAAACAACTTACACTCTTATGAAAGGCGGTAAAAAAGTAAAAGTCTCTAAAGCTGAATACGAAAAAGTGTTAGGCGGTAAAGCAGGCTCAAAACTACAAAACTAACAACAACTTTAAACAAACAACAACATGAAGAAAAAAACTCCGATGCAATTAAAGAAAGCATCTGCAATGAAACTTAAAAAAGAAGAAAAATCAGCTATGATGCTTAAAAAATCAGCTATGAAGTTGAAAAAAGAATCAGCAATGATGATGAAAAAAGCTGCAATGAAAATGAAAAAAGTTTCAGCTATGAAAATGAAACACAAAAAATAGGGAAACCTATACCATACAAACAATTTTTAACCTAAAACCAATTAACATGACTTATTTATATTACAAGACCAGTACGACAACTGGCAACCATAAACCTAGTGAAAAAACTTTAGGCCAATGGCAACATCTTGCAGACAAAAAGAACTGGAGAATCACGCAATTAGCTAACGGTTTTTACCAAACAGAGGTTTCAAATCCAGAAAATGACCAAGAGTGGCACGATATTACACGTAGAGAAACAATAGAAGGCGCTGAAGCTGCTATAAACGGCAGTGTTGATCATTTTGCTAAAAAACTAGAGACTGTAAAAGGCCCTAAAGTTGTAAAAACTTTTGAATAATCACTAATTTACTTAAATTTAATTAAATATGGAATACAATTTACCTAGTGAAATTGTCAAAGATGTAAATTTTGGCGAAGAAGCTAAAATACAAATAATCGCTGGCGTTGAAAAGCTGGCTAAAGCCGTAAAATCCACATTAGGCGCATCAGGGAAGTGCGTTATTTACGAAGATGGACGCGGTAAACCGATGGTCACAAAAGACGGAGTAACCGTTGCCCAAAGCGTAGTCTTGTTTGACCCGGTTGAGAATATTGGAGCTACCTTAATTAAAGAGGCCGCTCAAAATACAGTGAAAGAAGCAGGCGACGGTACCACTACGGCTACTGTCCTTGCTGAAGCGCTGATAAAAAAAGTTAATCATGAGCGATATCATGGCAAAAGTATACGAGAAATTAAACAAGGTATTTTGTCTGGGCTCGATAAAATCAATAAATATCTTGAGCAAACTGCTATTGATGTTAAAGGTGACATGCTTAGTGATGTTAGTGCCATTTCTTGTAACAATGACATGGCTTTGGGTAAAATTATTGCCGAAGCATACGAAAAAGTAGGTAAAGATGGCGTTGTGTTAATGGAGGAATCTGAAACAGAAGACACTTATGTTGACATGGTTGATGGTGTTCAAATAGAGTGCGGACTTACATCACCACATTGGGTGACTAATACAGAAAAACATAAAGCAGAGCTAGATAACCCTTATATATTAATTGTATCTAGTGAAATACCTAATATAAGAAAAATACAAAACATATTAGAACATGTTATAAAAAAGGGCAAAGCGCTACTTATTGTAGCTTCAGTAGCACAATCAGTGAAAGCTGCGCTAATGATGAATAAAGTTAAAGGTAATATTAAAGTTAATATAATTGATTTACCTGGCTTTGGCCCTACTAAAAACGATGCTACTAAAGATTTAGCTGTTTTAACTGGTGCTACAGTTATTAACGAAGAACTAGGCGACGATTTAGATACTATAACTACAGATTGTTTAGGTGAAGTAGAATACGCTACCACTGATGATAAACACACAGTTATAACTTTAATGGATACTGACACTAACGTTAAAGAACGTATCAAAGAAGTAAAAACAAAAATAAAAAACGAAAAGAACGGTTTTATTAAGAAAAAACTACAAGATAGATTAGCTACGTTATCAGGTTCTGTAGGAATTATAAAAGTAGGAGCAGGATCAAAAGTAGAACTTAAAGAAAAGAAAGATCGGGTAGAGGACGCTATTTACGCTACTAAAGCAGCCTTGAAGGAAGGTATAGTGCCTGGCGGCGGAGTCGCGCTACTTGATGCTTCCCAAAAAATTTCTCCTAACGGAGTTGGGGAAGAAATACTACTAGAAGCCATTAAAGCTCCTTTTAGAACTATATTGGATAATGCTGGTATAGAACAAGTAGATACTAGGCCTAGTAAAGGTTTAGGTATAAACGTTGTTACTGGCGAAAGTGTAGATATGATTGAATCAGGTATAATCGATCCGGTTTTGGTAACAAAATCGGCGCTAAAAAATGCTGTTTCAGTTGTAACAACTATTATATCTGCTGATTGTGTAATTTCAAATATGAGAACAAATGAAAGCAGTTAATCATTATATAATAGTACAAACAATAAAAGAAGAACCTAAAAAGGTGGCCGGGCTAATCATGACTGAAGAGTTAGATGATGACAACAGATATATAAAGGCTAAGGTTATTTCCATAGGAAACTTAGTTGAAGGTATAAAAGAAAACGATATTATTTATTACGATAAACATGCTGGACATGGAGTTCAGTATAAAGACATATTATACCAAGTTATCCGTTCGGGCGACGTGGTATTAATAGATTAGACCTAAACCAAAAACCTAAACCCTAAAACTTAAAACAAAAACAAATTATTAATTATTAAAAACAAAAAAAATGGAAAAATTTCTTTATTTTAGAGCTACATCAGGACTTTCTGGGGATCAAGACGAAACGTCTGGATCTGTAATGTACCCAGTTTCTTCTATAAAAGCTATTGTTGCGGGTGATGCAGCTGACGGAGAAGGTACTATAACAGATGACGATGATAGATTCACAATATTTTTTGAGCCAGGAAGAATTGGTTCTGGAAGTGGTGGATCAGCTACAGCTAGCGCTGACAGACCTGATCACATTGTATTAGACGTAACTGCTGGTGATTTTGACTTCAAAGCTGTTTACGAAGAGCTTGTTGGTAGAATCAATCAACCGGGCGCACACAGTAACGGTTTGATCACTGTTTTTGATGGTGTTACAAGTACTGGTATTACTGGTATTACTGGAATACATCAAGTAACAATGAATCTTGTTGACTAATCTTGAATGCGACTAACTGCGCAAGATTTGCGTGAACTAAATATCCTTAAGTATTACAGGCTTGTTAGAAAATGGGCCTGTAAGACTTACGGGTTAAAAGACGCAGATTTAGAATTATTAATTTATTTAGATTGTAAAGAAAGATTTACACGACAAGAGTTTATAGATGGTACTTATACGTACTCATGGGATAAACAGCGATGGGAAAGATTACGAAAAGGCGGTTGGATAGAAACTTGGAGACATCGTAACAGAACAACTATTAAGTACTCTGTGTTTAAAACTTCGTTCAAATGTTCTCAAATGATAAGTAGAATATACAGAATACTTTTAGCAGAAGAAGATTTACCTACTTCAAGCAGAAGTAAATTTTTTAATAACCAATCATATACAGATAAAGTTTATAATAAAGCTATAGATGATATGATTAAAGATAAAGACAGATAATGGGATTTAAATTAGGAAAACAAACTAGACAATATAATACACCTAATCGTAATCCTATATTTAGAAAAGATTTAGAAGAAGGTGTTTTAGGTGAGGCTAACAACGATGGTTCTATATATATAGATAAAAGTGTTAAGCCAGGTAGTAACTTAGAAAAAAGAGTTATAAAACATGAAACACAACACGCTAAAGATATGCAGTCGGGTATGTTAGATTATGGCGATGATTGGGTAAAATACAAAAACAAAACATATCACAGAAAAAACGGTAAAATAAAGTATAACGGCAGTTGGCACGAAGAAGGAAGCCATAAGTTCCCTTGGGAAAAAAGAGCTGTACAAGCCGAGAAAAAACAAGTATAACAAATAAATAAACAATTATGGCAGGTAAAGAATATAAACCTTTCAAAATGAAAGCGGCTGCTTTTGGAAACAGCCCAATGAGAAAAAATTATCCACAAGTTTTTGGAGATCAACAAACAGATTTAAGATCTCAAGTTGTTGATAAGGCTGTTGATGAATTAATGAACGGGCAAACACCAATGATGAAAAAAACTGATCCTAACATGAAACAAAAAATAAAAGATGTTAGAGCTCAAATTAACGCAGAGTTTAATAAAAAGCCTATAAACAATAAAAAAATAACTGAACTTCAAAGAAAACTTGATGATCTTATAGATATAGACGCTGGTTACGGACCAGGTAATAGACCTACTCCAGGTGATGAAGAACCTATGTAGTATGAATATATTTAAAGATAACAACGATTGGAACGAAAAATCTATTATAGGATTTATTGCATTTACAATAATGTGTGTAATAATGATAATAGATCTAGTGACTGGTTACACAGGTAAAGATTTAGTAATTAATGAATTTGTATATGATTCTTTTGTATTTGTAGTATTAGGATGCTTCGGTATAAGTGGATTAGAAAAATTCGCAAAAAAATAAAATTATGGTATTTAAAATGAAAGGGTTTCCTAAACAAGCAACTAACGCTATGAAACAAGGTAAACTAGGTAGTCAATTAAAAAGTTTTAAAAACGATTTAAGAAATGCTAAAGATGACGAAACAAAAAGAAAAATAAGACTTGACATTCAAAGCACCATGGAAGAAATGCAAGCTGCAGGAATGTCTACGGACCAAATAAAAAATATAGGAGGAAAAAGTCCATTTGAAAAAGAAGGTTTAAAAGCTTTATATCCTAACCCACCGAAAGAAGGTTTAAAAGCTAGAACTTTACAGGGACCTAAAACAACAAGAAGTGAGGCTGGTAAAGAATTTGATAAAGCTTTTGCTAAAGCTAGAAAAGAAGGTAAAGGAACGTTTACATGGAAAGGTAAATTGTATAACACTAAGTTAGCATAAATAAAATTAAATGAGTATATTAAATAAAGTATTTTCAGCTGGAGCTGGCGACTTAATAAAAAACGTAGGTGGAGTTTTAGATAACTTAACTACAACTAAAGAAGAAAAGCTTGAAGCTGAAAGAAAAATCAAAGATATGATTATGGGTTACGAAGCAGAGATGCAAAAACAAGTAACTGAAAGATGGAAGTTCGATATGAATTCTGATTCGTGGCTTTCAAAAAACATCCGTCCACTAACCTTAATATTTCTTGTTATATCTACAGTGTTGATAATATTTATCGATGCTGGAGCATTACAATTTGAAGTTAAGGCTAGCTGGATAGATTTATTGCAATTAGTATTAATAACAGTGATCGGCGCTTATTTCGGCGGACGTTCACTAGAAAAAGTAAAAAAATAAAATTATGGCATACAAAGATAATAGTGTAGTATACGGGTTTGGTCAGATGGGTCAGATACTTGTTACTGGAACTAGCTTAGTAACTAGTAACGAAGAAACAGGCATGAGTAAAGCGAGATTCGTAGCATTAACATTTATAGAAGATACAGTTTTTAATTCAGACGCAGAGGGACTATCAGCTGAAACTTCAACTCAATGGTTAGATTCAACAGGCCGTGGTGATATGTTTGAAAGTTCTAATGCTGTTACTACAGACGGTATTACATTTCCAAAAGGTATGACTATTTACGGAAGATGGACTGGTTTTAAATTGGCATCTGGTAAGGTTGTCGCATATATAGGATATTAATGGCACCTTTAGGATTAGGAAATACGTTAACAAGCGTAAATTTTTCACAAGAAGTAACTCCAGCAACGTTAGGTGACTTACCTATATGGTTTAAAGCCGATGAATATGTAAATACAAGTAATTTAACTAACGCGGGTACATCTAGTTTTACATTTAACCCTTCTGGTCCAGTAGTTAATACATCTACGTTTAGTGGCGGAACAACAACACAAGGTGTTTCATTTGATGATAGTAATGATGTTTTCACTTTATCAGCAGCACAAGTTGTTTCTGACACTGAAGGTTTAACTATTTTTTATGTTATGCATGCGACAAACATAGCTAACACAGACATGGTTTTAGCTGGTGATTCAGATTCTCGAAATCAGGTACATCATTATAATAAAAGAAATATACAATTAAGATTTAATAGTGATGGAGGTACTAGTAACGCTGGTGTAACATTAAATACTTACAGTACTTCTAGAGATGATTCAAGTGTTACAGCTTACGATTTTCAATCTGATACCGATGAAATAGTTGTTGTAAGAAAAGCAAAAACTTCCCAAAAACTAACTATATTTAATAGAAAAAAAGAATTAATATATAGTAAATCCTCAAACGACGAAGACGCTACATCAAGTCCATCTACTTATACTGGTAGTAGTAATACTGGGATTAGAGTTACTAGAGTAGGTCTTAAAGCTGGAGGAGGTTCTCCTGCTGGCGGGGTGTTTGGAGATATGGGTGTTTACGCTGAGGCTTTAAGTGACGCTAACGTAGATTTACTTATAGACTTTCTTGCTGCTAAATTCGGTATATCACAATCATAAATAATTATTAACTTAAATTAAATTAAATAAACATGGCGAAAAAAAGTAAAACGGTTGATTTAAAACCTAAAGCAGATAAAATAACTAATGAACAATTAACTCAATTGCAAAACTTAGTTAGCAATACTAATAAAATAAAATTTGATCTTGGTACATTAGAGGCGCAAAAGCATAGTATGTTGCATGGTTTAGATGTAGCTAATGAAGCTATTATAAAAATGCAAAAAGATTTTGAAAAAGATTACGGTACTTATGATATTAATATCCAAGATGGAACAATAAATTACAAAGATGAGCAAACTGATAAGAAAGATTAGTGTAGGTAAAGATTATAAAAATGACGCCATGCATTATTCTGTTGGCCAGGAAGTGTATGGTGGACATACTATATGTGATATTATAGAAGAAAAAGACAAGTACTCTGTTTATATTAGAAAAAATAAAGATGTTTTACCTTGGAAAGACTTTAATAAAAACATGGCTGTTTCTGTTGAGTACAACTTGGAGTATTAATGAAAAGCGTTTATAACTTTATAGTAAAACCTATAGGTGATAGATATAACAACAAGAAAAAAGTAGGTGATAAAGAACTTATTTTAAATACTGAAATATTTAATCATCAATACGTTAATAGGTTAGCTGAAGTAATATCAACACCTACTGTTGGAAAAGATTTAGGTATAAAACCTGGCGACACTGTTATAACACATTTTAATGTTTTTAGAAGATGGCATGATGTTAAAGGTAAAGAAAGAAACAGTAGAAGTTATTTTAATAAAAACACTTATTTAATTAATCACGATCAAATATTTCTTTACAAAAGAAACAAAAATTGGATATGTCCTAAAGGTTATTGCTTTGTACAACCTATAAAAGAAACTGATAAGTTTGGTGTTGAAATAGAAAAACCAATAACTGGCTTAGTAAAATATTCAGATGGAACTGTTAATGTTGGAGAAGTTATAGGATATAGGCCTGAAACAGAATGTGAGTTTATTATAGACAATACTAAGCTATATAGAATTTTATCAAATTTAATTACAATAAAATATGAACATCAAGCAAACCAAGAAACGTATAATCCAAGCTGGGCACAAAGCAGTTGAAGAGTTAATAAAAGTAGCTAAAGAAGCTATTGTAGATAGCGACGATGATATATCAGCTGATAGATTAAAAAACGCAGCAGCTACTAAAAAGCTAGCAATATTTGATGCTTTTGAAATATTAAACAGAATCCAAGAAGAAGAAAATATATTAGAGGGTAAACAACCTGAAGAAAAAAAAGAACGAGTATTTAAAGGGTTTGCAGAAGGAAGATCGAAATGAGTTACGAACAAAGTTTATATAAAATAATAGAGCCTGTAAAAAAGACTACTATAAGTAGACTTAATAAAGGTAAAAAATGGAAGTACGGTTATAACAAAGAACACGATCTAGTTGTTATTTCTAAAACTGGACAAATAGGTGATATATATGAAATACAAGGTTTAGCTATAGCTTTACCAAAAAAACCTAAAGAAATACTTAAAAACCCTAAAAATAGATGGGTTAAAATAGAACAACCAAAAGAGTTAAACAAGTTAAAGACAATATTTGATTGGAGATCTTATCCAGAAGAAGCTAAAGAACAGTGGTATGATTATATAGACGAAGAGTTTAAAAGAAGAGAAGAAGGTTTTTGGTTTACTAATAACGGTAAACCAACTTATATAACAGGCGCACATTATATGTATTTACAGTGGAGTAAAATTGATGTCGGTGCTCCTGATTTTAGAGAGGCTAACAGATTATTTTATATATTCTGGGAAGCTTGTAAAGCTGATAAAAGATGCTATGGTATGTGTTACTTGAAAAACAGACGTTCTGGTTTTTCTTTTATGTCATCAGCAGAAACAGTTAATTTAGCTACCATATCAAGTGATAGTAGATATGGGGTGCTTTCTAAAAGTGGTGCTGATGCTAAAAAAATGTTTACAGATAAAGTTGTACCTATATCGGTTAACTATCCTTTTTTCTTTAAACCGATACAAGATGGTATGGATAGACCTAAAACAGAGTTAGCTTATAGGGTACCAGCTAGTAAGTTTACTCGAAAAAAAATAACAAGTGGTGAAAAGCTTGAAGAGTTAGAAGGTTTAGATACTACTATTGATTGGAAGAACACAGGTGATAATAGTTATGATGGTGAAAAGTTAGCGCTATTAGTACATGACGAAAGTGGTAAATGGGAAAGACCTGATAATATATTAAATAACTGGCGTGTTACAAAAACATGTTTACGATTAGGTAGTAGGATTATTGGCAAGTGTATGATGGGCTCAACTTCAAACGCTTTAGATAAAGGTGGCGATAATTTTAAAAAACTTTACAATGATTCAGATGTCACGAAAAGAAATAGAAATGGACAGACAAAGAGCGGTTTATACTCTTTGTTTATACCAATGGAATGGAACTATGAAGGATTTATTGACAGATACGGAATTCCTGTCTTTACTAACCCAGATTATGATGTTGTCGGACCAGATGGAGAATTAATAGATGTTGGTGTAATAGATCATTGGCAAAATGAAGCTGATGGATTAAAAAATGATCAAGACGCTTTAAACGAGTTTTATAGGCAGTTTCCAAGAACAACAGAGCACGCGTTTAGAGATGAAACAAAAAATAGTATATTTAATTTAGTAAAAATATACGAACAAATAGATTACAATGAAGAGCTAGGAAGAAGCTTAAATATGTCAACAGGTAATTTTCAATGGATAAACGGAGTTAAAGATTCACAAGTTATTTTTTATCCAGATCCAAAAGGAAGATTTAATATTAGCTGGGTACCTCCTACAGATTTACAAAATAGAGTTATTATAAAAAACGGTATAAAATATCCTGGTAACGAGCATATAGGCGCTTTTGGTTGTGATAGTTACGATATATCAGGAACAGTAGGTGGTCAAGGTTCTAAAGGAGCATTACACGGTTTAACTAAGTTTTCTATGGAAAACGCGCCTTCAAATTCTTTTTTTTTAGAATATATAGCTAGACCTCAAACAGCTGATATATTTTTTGAAGATGTTTTAATGGCTTTAGTTTTTTATGGTATGCCTTTGTTAGCTGAAAACAATAAACCTAGATTATTGTATTATATTAGAAGAAGAGGTTATAGAGGTTACTCTATGAATAGACCAGATAAAGTTTGGAATAAACTGTCTGTAGCAGAAAAAGAAATAGGTGGTATACCAAACTCAAGTGAAGACATTAAACAAGCTCACGCCGCTGCTATAGAAACATATATACAAAACTACGTAGGTGTTGTAAAAGAAGGGGAATATGGTGATATGTACTTTAATAAAACTTTAAATGACTGGGGTAGATTTGATATAAATAAAAGAACTAAATTTGATGCAACAATAAGTTCTGGTTTGGCTATAATGGCTTGTAATAGACATTTATATAAACCAAACCCTAATGTAAAAAAACAAGAATTAAACTTAAACATAGCAAAATATAGTAACTCAGGTACTGTATCTAAAATAATTAAAAAGTAAAATATGGCTTACTCAACATATGTAAATTTTCCATCTCAAGTTGTTAGTGATTTAGAAAAAATGAGTTCGGATTACGGACTTAAAGTGGCTAAAGCTATAGAACAAGAGTGGTTTAATGGAAGCGTAGGAGGACAAAACTCAAATAGATATAACGATACACAATTTAGATATCACAACTTAAGGCTATACGCTAGAGGAGAGCAACCTATACAAAAGTACAAAGATGAATTATCTATAAACGGTGATTTATCTTATTTAAACTTAGACTGGAAACCAGTACCAATAGTACCTAAGTTTGTAGATATAGTTGTTAATGGTATGTCTGAAAGGTTGTTTAATGTAAAAGCTTATTCTCAAGACCAATACGGTGTTAGCAAAAGAACAGAGTACATGGAAGCTATCATTAGAGATATGAAAACTAGAGCTTTCAACGATAGCGCTGAATCTAAGTTTAATATGAACTTATATGAAACACGTAAAGAAGATCTACCTGATACAGAAGAAGAGTTAACTTTACATATGCAAATGAACTATAAGCAAGCTGTTGAGTTAGCAGAAGAACAAGCTATAGATGTTTTATTAAAAGGAAACAATTATCATTTAGTTAGAAAAAGACTTATTTATGATTTAACTGTTTTAGGTATAGCTTGCGTAAAAACAAGTTTTAACTTTAGTGAAGGTGTAACTGTAGACTATGTAGATCCTGCTAATTTAGTTTATTCTTTCACAGACTCTCCTTACTTTGATGATCTTTATTATATAGGTGAAATAAAAACTATACCTATAAACGAACTAGTAAGAGAGTTTCCAAACTTAACAGAATCTGAATTAGAAGAAATATACTCAAAGCCTTATGTTCACTCTTCTAACAGATATACTTATAGAGAAGTTTACGACAAAAACAAAGTGCAGATTTTATATTTTAATTATAAAACTTATACAAATGATGTTTATAAAGTAAAAGAAACTGGTACTGGCGCTGAAAAAGCTATAGAAAAAGATGATACTTTTAATCCACCTGAAGGTAAAGAAGGTGGTTATTCTAAAGTTCAAAGATCAGTAGAATGTGTTTTTGAAGGCGTATATGTTTTAGGCGCTAACAAGTTACTACAGTGGAAAAAAGCAGAAAACATGATGCGTTCTAAAAGTGATTTTAATAAAGTAAAAATGAATTATTCTTTAGTGGCTCCTAGGATGTATAATGGAAAAGTTCAGTCTTTAGTAAATAGAATAACTGGGTTTGCTGATATGATTCAGTTAACTCATTTAAAGTTACAGCAAGTGATGTCACGTATGGTACCAGATGGAGTGTACTTAGACGCTGATGGACTTGCTGAAATAGATTTAGGTAATGGTACAAACTATAATCCACAAGAAGCACTTAATATGTTTTTTCAAACAGGTTCTGTTCTTGGTAGATCATTTACACAAGATGGTGATCCTAACCCTGGTAAAGTACCTATTCAACAAATACAAAATAGTGCTGGTAGTAATAAAATACAAAGTTTAATAACCACGTATAATTATTATTTACAAATGATAAGAGATGTAACTGGTTTAAATGAAGCTAGAGACGGTAGTATGCCTGATCCTAGATCTTTAATAGGATTACAAAAAATGGCAGCAGCTAATTCAAATGTAGCTACTAGACATATTTTAGATGCTTCAATGTTTTTAACAGTAGAAACAGCTGAAGCTTTATCATTAAGAATATCTGATATACTAGAATATTCTCCAACAGCTGATGCTTTTGTTCAAGCTATAGGTGCTCATAATGTTGCTACGTTAAAAGAGTTGTCAGAGTTACATTTATACGACTTTGGTATATTTATAGAGTTAGAACCAGACGCTGAAGAAAAACAATTATTAGAGAACAATATACAAACAGCTTTATCTCAACAATTAATAGATTTAGATGATGCTATAGATATAAGAGAAGTTAAAAATATAAAATTAGCAAATCAACTATTAAAAATAAAAAGAAGAAAGAAGGCTGAAAGAGATCAACAGATACAGCAACAAAATATGAAAGCTCAAGCTGATGCAAACGCTCAAGCTCAACAAGTTGCTGCTCAAGCTGAAATGCAAAAAAATCAAGCTAAAGCCCAAACTGAAATATCTGTAGAAGAAGTAAAATCACAACTTAAGCTTCAACAACTACAACAAGAGGTTGAGTCTAAAAAACAACTAATGCAGTTTGAGTTTGATTTAAATATGCAAATGCAAGGTATACAAGACTCGGCTAGAAAAGAATCTGAGATTATGAAAGAAGATCGTTTAGACTTAAGAAAACAAATGGAGGGTAAACAAAAAAGTGAACTGGAAGTAGCAAAACAAACAGCAAGACCACCTAAAAAATTTGAGTCTTCAGGTAATGACATATTAGGAGGTGGTATGGGATTAGACAAGTTCAGCCCACAAGTAGGAACTTAAAAAAATTATTAACTATTATTATATTATATTATGACAGAAACTAAAAAAGAGGAGGTGGTTGAGTTAACTACCAAACAAGAACAACCTAAAGTAGATAACGAGGTTGGTAAAATAAAGGTTAAAACTAAACCTAAAGTTAAAAAGTTTAGTAACAAACCTGATGAAATTATTAAAGTAGATTTAACTAAAAAACAAGAAGATGCCACTAGTAAGCAAAGCACAAATGAGGTACCTGTTCGCGACGAATCCGAAGCTAGCAAAAAAGTTTCTGAAGAAAACGTCGAAGCAACAGTTGAAGAACTTACCGGAAAAGAAGAACAAACCGTTCAAGATGAAAAACCCATTGTTGAAGAAATAACAGAAGAGCAACAAGAAGCTAAAGCTGAAGAAGTAAAAGAAGAGGTTGTTAAAGCAGTTAAAGAAGCAGAAGACACAGGGCAACCATTACCAGAGAATATACAAAAACTTATGAAGTTTATGGAAGATACTGGTGGTGATTTAGAAGATTACGTTAAACTAAATAGAGACGTTGAAAAACTAGATGATCAAGACGTCTTATATGAATATTATAAACAAACAAGACCACACTTAAATATGGAAGAAATAAACTTCATGATGAGTGATCAGTTTGAATATGATGAAGAAAGCGAAGAAGAAAAAATTATTAAAAGAAAAAAACTAGCGTTAAAAGAGCAAGTTGCCAGCGCTAGGGCCTACTTAGACGGGCAAAAGTCTAAATACTATGAAGAAATCAAAGCTGGTTCAAAGCTTACGCCTGAACAACAAAAAGCTGTTGATTTTTTTAATAGGTACAACAAGGAATCAGAACAATCTGAACAAACAGCTGCTAAACAAAGAGAAGCGTTTAAACTTAAAACAAATCAAGTTTTTAACAAAGACTTTAAAGGTTTTGAATATAATGTAGGAGATAAAAGATTTAGGTTTAATGTTAAAGACGCTGAAAAAACAAAAGAAACCCAAAGTGATATTGGTAATTTCGCCAAAAAGTTTTTGAACGAAAACAACACAATAGAAGACGCTAAAGGTTATCATAAAGGTTTGTTTACAGCTATGAACGCTGATGCAGTAGCTAAACATTTTTACGAACAAGGTAAAGCTGACGCAATAAAAGATAGTGTAGCTAAAAGTAAAAATATAAACACAAGCGCGAGATCATCTCATGGTGAAGTAGAAGCTGGTGGAATAAAAGTTAGAGCATTAGGTTTAGATTCAAAAGATTTTAAGTTTAGAATTAAAAACAACAAATAACATTTAAAATTTAAAAATTATGGCAATTTCAAATCCCGGTGGTTTGTTAAATAGTACTCCTGGACCAATCCAGCAAGCTACTGTTTCAAACTACTTAGACTTGGCGGACGCAGCTAACGAAGGCTGGGCGCAACAATACGTGCCAGACTTGATGGAAAAAGAAGCTGAAGTTTTCGGACCGAGAACTATATCAGGTTTCTTATCTCAAGTTGGTGCGGAAGAGGCTATGACTGCTGATCAAGTAGTATGGTCTGAACAAGGTAGATTACACTTATCGTACACATGTACTATTACTGATGTTGATGATGGTGGTGGAACTACAAACGGTGGTGAGATAACTATTAACGACCACATAGATACTAACGCTACTTATACAGCTGGTTCTCACGGTATAAGAATAAACGATACTGTTATTATATCTACTACAGCAGCTACACTTAAGTGTATAGTTGTTAGAATAGACACAGATGTAATTTCTGTTGAACCTTATGGTGTAGCTAATGTTACAACACTTGGTGAAGGTAACACTGGAACTTTATTAGTTTATGGTTCTGAGTTCGCTAAAGGAACTACTTACAACACTGCTAGCGGTGCTAACGCAACAGCTACAGATCGTAGAGGTTCTAACGAGCCTGAGTTTAAGTCTTACTCTAACAAACCAATCATTATGAAAGATTACTACGAAGTTTCAGGATCTGATGCTTCTAGAATTGGTTGGGTTGAAGTTTCTACTGAAACTGGTCAAACTGGATACTTATGGTATTTAAAAGCAGAAGGAGAAACTAGAGCTAGATTTTCTGACTACGTTGAAATGGCAATGTTAGAAGGTGAACTTGGTGTTGGTGGTACTGATGATACTTCTGATTTCTTAACTGCAAATAACCAACCATCTGGTACTCAAGGTTTATTTGCTGCTATAGAATCAAGAGGTAACGTTACTACTGGTGTAACTGGTGTTAACGCAGCTACTGATTTAGCTGAGTTTGACGCTATACTTGCTGAGTTTGATAATCAAGGTGCTATAGAAGAGTATATGATGTTTGTTAACAGATCAACTAGCTTAGCTATTGATGATATGTTAGCTTCAATGAACTCTTACGGTGCTGGTGGTACTTCTTACGGAGTATTTAACAACTCAGAAGATATGGCATTAAATTTAGGTTTTACTGGTTTCAGAAGAGGTTCTTATGACTTCTACAAATCTGACTTCAGATACTTAAATGACAAAGCTACTAGAGGTGGTATTAATGCTACTGCTGGAGCAAACGCTATTAGAGGAGTTATGATTCCCGCTGGTACTTCTTCAGTTTACGATCAAACTGTTGGTGCAAGCATGAAGAGACCTTTCTTACACGTTAGATATAGAGCTTCACAAACTGATGACAGAAGAATGAAAACTTGGGTTACTGGTTCTGTGGGTGCTGCTACATCTGCTTTAGACGCTATGTCAATACATTTCTTAACAGAGAGATGTTTAATTACACAAGGTGCTAACAACTTTATGTTAATGAAGTAATAGCATTTAGCTTAGAAAGAAGGGCGGCATACACGTAAACGTTCTCCGCCCTCTTTCATTTTATTAATTTTATATTATTTTATATTATGGCAAAAAAAGAAACAAAAAAAGTTGAGGTAGAAACACCTCAAGTTGAAGAAAAAGTAGCAGTTAAAACTGCTCCGGTTGTAGAACAACCAAAAGTAAAAAAAGTTGAAACTAAAAAACCTAAGTGGGAAATAAAAGATAGAGTTTACTATTTAAAAAGTCACAGAAAACCTTTATCTTATATGTTAAAAACTAATGGTGTTTATTGGTTTGACGAAGAAAAAGGATACGAAAGAGAACTAAAGTATTGTGAAAATCAAAGAACATGCTTTGTTGACGAAATGAAAGGAGACCAAAGACTTTCTCATGTTATTTTTAGAAACGGTGCTTTGTTTGTAGAAAGACAAAAAACAGTTTTACAAAAATTATTATCTTTATATCACCCACACAAAGATAATATTTTTTATGAGCACAAACCTGAAATTATAGCTGAAGACGAAATAGAAGTATTAGAAATGGAAGCAGACGCTATATTAGCAGCTAGAAACATGGATATAGATATGGCAGAAGCTATACTTAGAGTTGAAAAAGGTTCTAGTGTATCTAAGATGAGTTCTAAAGAGTTAAAAAGAGATTTACTAGTATTTGCTAGAAATAATCCTGTTTTATTTTTAGAGTTAGCTCAAGATGATAACGTTGTTCTTAGAAACTTTGGTATCAAAGCAGTAGAACTTAAAATTATTAAACTATCTCATGATCAAAGAAACTTTTTGTGGGGATCTACTGATAGAAAAATAATGGTAGTTCCATTTGACGAGCATCCATATACAGCTTTAGCACATTGGTTTAAAACTGATGAAGGTATGGAAGTTTACAAAAATATAGAAAAAAGATTAAATAATTAATCACACGATAGTGGAGTAGCCACTTCGGTGGTTACTTTACTATAAAAAATAAATTATGATAAACATAGACACAGTATATCAAAGAGTTTTAGCTATAGCCAATAAAGAACAAAGAGGTTATATAACACCTCAAGAATACAACTTATTAGCTAATCAAGCTCAAATGCAAATATTTGAATCTTATTTTTACACTAAAGATAGAAGAGAAAAAATAGAAGCTGGTAAAGATGATGCTTACGATGAAACTTATATCACAGAGTTAATGGCTAAAAAATTAAAACCATTTACTACTATTGAAGATATAACTAGTGGTCACACCTACCCAACATCTGTTGGTAATAATCAAATTTTTCAAACAGGTAAAATATGGTACAATAATAGAGTGTGTCAATACTTAGAACCTTTAGAAGCGCAAAGAATAATAGAATCTAAAAGACATATAGCTTTTGGGCGAGATCCTTTTTACACAGACAATAGTGTCACAGGTAGAGACTTGGTAGTTTACGCCCCTTCACTTTTTGGCTCTACACCTGTAACATCTGATGTACAAGTTGAGTGTATAGTTAGACCAACACCTGTTGCTTGGGCTTACGTTGTTGTACAAGAAAAAGCTTTATACAATAGTAATTTAGCTGTTGATTTTCTTTTACACATATCAGAAGAAGATACTTTAGTTAATGTTATTTTAGAGTTAGCTGGTATAAGTATGAAAAAAAATGATTTAGTTCAAATAGCTTCTTCAAGAAATCAAATAGAAACACAAACACAAAATCAATAAATAAATGGGTATATTACAAACAAACGCTAGCAACTACTACGATAGTGGAGGAGTGCACGGCAATTATAGATTTATAAGTATGAGTGAAATTATTGACTCTTTTATGGCTACTTATGTAGGTAAAGGTAAAATATGCGAAAGCGTATTAAGTCAAGACGTAACGTTTCACGCGTTAAGAGGTATACAAGAGTTGAGTTATGATACTTTAAGATCTGTTAAAGATTGGGAAGTTGAAATACCTGACAGTTTACTTTTAGTTATGCCTATAGATTTTGTTAACTATGTTAAATTGGCTTGGAGTGATTCGACTGGAACAGAACGTGTTATTTATCCATCATCTAAAACATCTAATCCTTTAGACGTTTCAACTGCTACATCTCCTAATGTTGAAAGCTGGGGAGGTTGGAAGATAGACAGCGGTGATACAGATTTAGATTCAGATGAAGAGTCTGATACTTGGGAAGCTTACAAAGAAAATAGACCTGCTGATTATCAAGATGACGATTATGAAGACAACTATTATGATAGACTTATAGGTGAAAGATATGGATTAGATCCACAGCATGCTCAAGTAAACGGTTCGTTTTATATAGATGAATCAGCTGGTAAATTTCACTTTAGCTCTAACTTATCTGGAAAAACTGTAATATTAAAGTATATCAGTGATGGAATAGCTACTGATAAAAGCGGAGATACACATACCATAGACATGGTTAACACTCTTGTTCCTAAGTTAGCTGAAGAAGCTATATATAAACATATATTATATGGAGTACTAAGCGCTAGAAAAGATACTCCTCCTTATTTATTAGCACAAGTAAAAAAAGAAAGATTTGCTGAAACAAGAAAAGCAAAAATAAGATTATCAAATATAAAATTACAAGAATTAACACAAGTACTTAGAGGCAAATCTAAGTGGATAAAACACTAACATATGCCAGAGTTAAAACGTAACTTCTCTCAGGCAAAGATGAACAAGGACATGGATGAGAGACTTGTTCCTCAAGGTCAATATAGAGATGCATTAAATATACAAATAGCTACATCAGATGATTCTAACGTTGGTGCTGCTCAAAACCTAAAAGGTAATGTCATAAGAAACAATATGGCTACTGAGTATGATAACCAAGTGTTAGATAAAGCAACTGGTTTAGCACCGTCTATGGCAAGTAACGCTGTTTATGCTTTACCTATATTTGTACCAGACACTTCTGCTGTTAATTTAACAAACCCTTATTTAAATGTTACTGGTGATATATTACCTGCTAATTTAGGTTTAGCTTCTTTAGCTGTTGGTAGAAACGATGCTAGATGGGTTGGTACTGGTACGTGTGTTGGTAGTATCGCTATTACTGATAAAGATAAAATATATTATATGGTCGCTGCTGGTGATATAAACGAATATCACGGTTACAATGTTTCTAACGCGGCGAGCACTAGAACTTCTTTAGAATCTTTTGGAATTCCTAGAAAAGATTACATCCTTGAATATGACACTATTACTGAAACTATAAAATACGTTTTTGTAGACATATATCACGTGCAACGCGTTAACACAACTAGCGTAGCTGGTAGTAATTCTATTTTTATAGACGAACAACCTAATCCAGGCGCGACTCCAACTTACACAGCCGCTGGTACTGTTAATGTTCATGGTATAAGACCTGGTATGGTTATTTATGGAACATTTGATGGTAAAGACACAAGTATAGAGGATAAAGTTACAGTTACTGATTTGATACATTTGCCTGGTATAGGTTGGCAAATATTTTTAAATAAACCAGTAAATGTTAATGCTGGAGATGTAGTTAATTTTCACGCTCCTAGAGTTTTAAACTTTAATAAAGATATTATTATAACAGCTATAAACGTTATTGATGATATGTTATTTTGGACAGATAACCACACAGAGCCTAAAAAAATAAATATAAAAAGATCAAAAGCTGGAACAGGTGGCGTAGAGTATTTATTTACTAATCTACCAACAACAAACGTTGGCCACTCTAATTATGGAGCAAGTAATATAGTAGGCGGTAATCCTAATGCTATATTTGATGGAGATACTGATTACTTTCATACTAGGTTAGTAACAGAAAAACCAACTGATAGAAAATTACAAATAGAAACAACAGATAGTAATACTAAAGTTGTTTATACTACTGAAGACCATATAACAGCTATAAGAAAAGCACCTACACAACCGTTAGAGTTAGAGATGTCTAGAACTAGAAATCCTAGAATAAATGCTAGTGGTGGTATAAATTCTTCTACAGCTACAACTACATTTAGTTTTACTGATA